TTTGTTCTTGTAAGGATTGTATGGTTTGGTTTTGCTCATCTAATTTGGTATTCATCTCTTGAATAGCTTTTACTAATACTGGTACTATTTTAGAATAGTCAACACCTTGTGCTGCAATATTACCATCTTCATCAATTGCATCCTTATCTCCATTAACTGCGTAAGGCAAAATTTGTTCTAACTCGTGAGCAAGTACACCATCCATTCTGTTTTCACTATTTTTCCATTTAAAGTCATAAACTTTAATAGCACAAACTTTTTCTAGCCCATTAATTTCCTTTAAATCTTCTTTGAGTCTATAATCGGATGTTATATTGTATGAAGTTGTAGAACCATTTGTACTTATTGAACCAACACCTGAACCATTATATCTAAATACAACTATATCCCCTGTGCTTGTTTTTCTATTACATAAAATAGAAACACCTGCATCTGTTACAACAGATACAATAGCAGTTGTTTTTGTATCTGCTATACTTACACCTGTTGTTGAATTGTCATAAGACGTTTTACCAAAGCATACATCACCCCCACTTGTAATACGCATTCTTTCGGTAACAGAGTTTGAAGTTCTAAATATCAAATTACCACCTGTACTATCTTTTGCATCTAAATAAACATTACCATCAGTAAACATTTGAAGTGTATCTACTGCAACTGAAGATGTATTATAGAATTGATATGAATAACCATTGTTCAACAATACCCTACCATTTGTAATTTCTAATTTTGCAGTTGGCGAACTTGTACCTATACCTACATTACCTCCATTAGGATTAATCAAAAATGGATATGTTGCAGATAAATCAGTAATATTAGTTACTTGTAACCAACCACCGCTACCACCATTAGTACCATAATCAATACAAGCATTAGATGTGTCTTTGTACCTTGCTACTAAACCATTTGATTGAGTTGTGCCTGATGTTGCAGGAAATGCTCCACCTAATCCTGTATAAATTGTAAGTTTAGCTGGAACTGTACTTGTACCTATACCTACATTACCTGCTGAGTTTATTCTCATTCTTTCATTTCCACCATTAGTATAAAAAGCAATTGCGTTTTGAGACCTTATTCCAAAATCTGTTGCAGTTCCACCTGTAGCAGCAAATTGTCCAGTAGAACCTAAATATGCAAAAGCAGTTCCTGAAGATTGCATTGTAGAATACCAACCATTAACATCTGTACTATTAAATGTTGTCCAACCTCTAATATATGCTGCACCATTAACATCTAATGTCATAAGAGGTGATGAAGTACCAATACCTAATCTATTATTGGTAGCATCCCAAAAATGGTTAGCAGAACCTGTAACTGTACTTGTACCATTCCAATATGTTACATATCCACTTGCTCCTGTTCCTGTTACTATATTTGAAGGAATATTACTTGTTAAAGCTATTGTTCCATCTGCATTAGGCATTATATAGTTTCTTACTATATTATTAGTTAATGAACTTGTATCAAAGCTAAAAAATCTTGCTGCACCACCAATTTGATAAAAACTAAAACTTAATTTATTATTACCTACAGCAGAAATATTTGTATGGTCAGTTGATGCACCCCAAGATGAAGCATATTGTTTAAATGATAAAATACTACCATATGTGCCATCTCCTTCAAGAACTGCCCAATTTGCAAATAAACTATTAGTACCTAAATTAACACTTGCAGTTGCTCCTGTGTAAGGAACATAACTAGCTAAACTAGAAGTAAGTGCTATTGTACCACTTGCAGCTGGGAATGTGTAGGTTTGAGTTGAGTTATTAAATACAAGATTTGCAGTACTTGAATTATCCCTAATTACTAAATTGTTTGTAGTGACATCTGAATAAATATTTACAGTTGTGGTACTAAATGCCGTAGGTGTGCTTCCCTTACTTAAATAAATTCCATATTGAGTATTTGTTCCAGAAGTATTTGTAAAACTTGCAAATCCACTAAATGTCTTTGCTCCACTAAAAGTTTGAGCGTTTTCTAGTAAAGCTAAAGTTCCTGTTGCATTTGGAAAAGTGTAGGAATAACCTGTTGTACTTGGTACTAATAAATTATTAGAAACTCCAGCACTATTTGTTATTGCTAACCCATTAGATAATCCGTTTAAATTAGTATATCCAGTTACTACTGGTACTATGCCAATATCATTTTTTAATTGTATCCCTGTTTCGTTCTTAGTTGATAAATTAAAAGTCTTAATACCTGCTATTGTTTGAGTACCTGTTGTAATCAATCCTCTTGCACTTGCACTTGCATCTGGAATGTTAAAAGTATGCGTTGCCGTTGAACTAGAAATATTAAAGTCAGTTCCACTTGTGCCTGTTGCAAAGTATTGTACTTGAGCAGTCAATCCGTTTAAAGCAGTTATTCCTGTTGAGAATGTTGTAATGATTTGACACAAATGAGAATCTTGAGTATGAACTGTTGTAGTCTTTCCACCACTATTTGTTGCATATAACTTAACTGCTAATCTATCCGTTAAAGTTAGAGTTGTAGCTGGAACTGTCATCGCAAAAGTGTACAAATTCAAATTGACACCATCGTACAAAATCTCATTACTACTTGTACTAATCAAAGTAAAAGTAGTTCCATTATATACATAAAGTTCTGCGTACATCTGTGGAGTACCTCCATTAGAACTCATTGAAGCATAAATCTCATAGTTCCAATTACCAGCAGGGATATTTAATTGTGCAGGGTCTCCAGCATCAGTTAAAAAAGATACTATTAAGCCATCTCCACTTTTAGGAAAATCCACCCCTGTTCCTGTGTCAGCAGTTTTACTCATTTCGTAATAAGTAACACCTCCAATAGTGCCTTGACTTGTTCCTCCGTTTAAATAATAAGAAACCGAAGAACCGCCACCGCCACTTGTAGGAAAATCAGCTAAAGTACCATCTCCCCTAATATATTGTGAAGGATAACCTGCTCCTGTTACTGCAATCGTTCCATTAGCCGTTAGAGGGCTATTAGAGACACTAAAAGCACTTGGCATAGATAAACCCACACTTGACAATAAAGTCGGGAATGTGGTCAAATTACCAGCTCCGTTGATGTATTGTCCTGAAGTACCTGAGCCATTAATTGTAATAGTTCCTGATGTCGTTACTGGACTTGAACCTATTGTAAAAGCATTGCCACTTGTAGAAAGCCCTACCGAAGTAACTGTTCCTGTTGCACCACCTGCTCTTTGCCAAATTGTACCACTATAAATAGCCGAATCCCCTACTGCAAAAGTAATAGGACCAGCACCGAAGTTTGTCGTACCTGCAACATTACATAAATAAACATCACCTTGATTTCCTACTCCGTTCACTAAAGTTGGAGTGTTTGTCGATGCGTTCCAAGTACCTTGATACTCCATTACAGAGTTAGGTAATTGAGATACTAATATCTTACCATTAGAATCTAATTTAGGAACACCATTAGCTACGTTAAAAGCTAAAGAACTTAAAACACCACTCGTTCCGATTATTACATCTTGTAAATCTCTTACTTTAGCACCACCTGTTATTTGTAATTGTTGACTCATATTAATTATTGAAATAATCCTCTAATAAATTCATCTGCTTCTAATGCCCTACCAAAAGTAACCACACCACTTGCACTATTAAACTTAATCTGGTCGTTTGTAGGAGTTCCTGATGTAAGTATCTCTCTTACCTCCACACCACCTCTTGTAAACCCTAGACAAGTCTTTCCTATCATATCCGACCAAGTAATAGAATTCTCTCCACCTGCTGCCGTAAATTGTTTCATATAAACTGCTCCACCTGCTACTATTACCACACCTTCTGGATTTATTGTCGTTCCTGTTGTACCATAAGCACCTGACCCTTGTAAACTAACCGAGTAAGTAGCTATATCTTTATAAGGTGCATTTATTTGCAAACTTGTTAGATTACAATTACCACTTATAATAACTAAACCATCTACTCCGTTATCAATAACAAACTTAATAAGAATTTGCGTTCTATTTTGTTGTTGTTGTAATAAGAAAAGATAGCCATAACCATCTAAAGTTATTAAGCCATCGCAATTCACACTCCAAGTAGCTATGTCGTTCTTGTATTCACGATACCAAGCACTTGTTTGAGAAGTTACTTCCTTTTGGTCAACATTAACTGAAAATGAACAATTTGTTGAACAAGCAAATGCTATATCCCTACCACTCGGATATGTCTCCGAAGCTGGTTCGTGATAATAAAGCATTATATTTTTACCCTGTACTTTGTCTGCCATATTGCAAATTTACTTAAATTAAGGTATTATCCTTCCAACATTGTTAATACGATTAACATTTGATTGAATTAAATTCTGACTTTGTATCTTATAATATAGACTTCCACCATTAAACTTATATGCTAAATTCCTATCAGTATAATATGTTGAGCCACTTCTATACAAAACATTAGCCGTTAAAGGAGCTGCCAATGCGCCAGCATAAGTTGTTTGCCCATTAGACCTTTGTTGACCAAAAACTCTAGCTGGGTTAGTATCTTCGTATGTAGTTGTTAAAGTAGTAGATATATTATTTGGGTTAATATCTAATAAAGTTGATTGTGATTCATTTGATATTAAATTTAATGTGCTATTACCTAAAATAAAACTTTTATCTTCTACTGAATTAATTACATCTGTATCATTAGAATTAATCATCATTGCAGCAGTTAAATTACCTGTATTATTAATAATTCCCCAAAATGAAGAATCTACATTAATAATGTTTGTTTCTAATATATTAGAATATTGTTTAACAATTAGTTCACTTAAACTATTATAAATAGATTCTGGATATTCATAACGATACCAATTTTGTAAACTATTCCCATCTACATCACTTAAAGCACCACGATAATAAAACTTACCATTTATTGTGTAATTAAATCCTATTGGCAAATCTAAAGTATATACATATTCTAAAGTATCAGCAATATATGATTCAGTAGTTACTGATTTAAATAATTGAGATACATCTAATCTAAAATTAGATAATTCAGTCCATTCAATACAAGTAGTATTGTTTATAAATATAATTGTTAATTGACCACTTATAGGTGCTGGTGGTAAATCTATTGTTTCAGATTTAGCAGAAGCAGGAGCAGTTGCTGGGAATACTCCACCAGTATATTCAATAAAATAATAATTAGTTCCAGTTGATTGCCACGATTTATTTACATCTAAATAATATGAATCAATTCCATCTGTTAAAGCAATATTAACTATACATATTTTACTTTGTGCAGAATTTGAAACTATATTACTTATGTCTAAAGATAAACTAGCTACATCATTAAAGTTTAAGTTTGGTAATGCTTCAGGATATACAGATGCAGTACCAGTATTTCCACTAAAAAGAATAAATGAATTAAACCCAGTTTCTTCATATACTTTTACTTTAACATAAGCACCGCTACCAGTAGTATTTTCTACCCAACCAAAAGCATCATTACCAGTATATATTTGTAAGTCAGCATTAGTAATATAATTAGTAGGGTAATCTATATCCTTAGTAAATAAGACTTTATTGTATCCTTTTTTTAATAACTTAGTTTGACTATTATCTACATAATATAAACCACTTGTATTCCCTGCATAACCTTGTATATTACCTATTTTGCTTCTAGTCCCAGAAGTTACTACTGCTGAACTAGAGTTATATTCAGTATAATAATATGTTGTTTGTGCGAATTGGTTTGGAGTAATAATAAACCATTTTGTTTCTGCTTGAAATATTTTAGCACCATATCCTTTACATATTTGTCTTAATATTTCTAAACAACTTAATGCCTGTAAATTATTATCAATAAATGTAGTTACTCTTAAATAAGATTGATTTAATGGTTCATATTGAGTTCCATCATTTCTATCTAGCATAGTGTCAGAATAATAACTAATTCCAGATATTATATTTAAACTTGTAGGAAATTGAATTTGATTTAAACAAGTAATTATATAATATAAACAAGTTTTTAAGTCAGTCAATGTATAATCACTAGCTAATGGAAATTTAATCTTTTCAAGCATTCCTAATCCATCAATAGCATTAAATGATAAATATTTTCTACCTGTTGAATAAGATACATTTACATTATCGCTTAAAGTCCATCCTTGCCATTGTAAAGTTTCTCCATAATAAACCTTAACTAAATATTTTCTGTCATCTAATGTAACAAAATTTGGCATATTATTTAAGTTATCAGTTACATCTATTGAAATACTTAACTGACTAACTAATATAGATTCAAGTGCATCATCACTTTGTGGGATATATTGTATGTTTATATCGGTAGCTGGATATTCAATTGGTAAGCCTACATAACTGTCATTTTCTATTAAATAGACATTATAAACTCCTCCTGATTGACTTGAAGCAGTAATTTTATATTTAGGGTTTGTATATGCCATTATATTCCTCTCCTAAGATTTAAAGATACATTAGAACGATTTAAAGCTAATACTAAATCATTTCCTTTTAGTATAAATTGTCCTCCATTAGAAGAATTACCACTACTCATTGCACCTGCGTTAAAAGAAGTATTTAAGAAACTAGATAACTTGCTTAATGGCATTACTGCCTCTGGTCCAGCTTCTCCTATCATTGCAATAGAAGCCCCATTTGTAATACCTCCTGAAGCCAATTTTGTACCACCAAACGCACTCATTAAAGCACCACTTGTTGCAAATATTGCTTTAAGTTCTGGGAATGCAGTAAGAATAGCCTCAAATATAGTAGCTTGTATAACGGCAGCAGCTATGTTTTTAGCTATATTAATAAACATTTGACCTATTGCTTCTAAAGGGCTTTCTCCTGCTGCCATAGCATCAAATGCACTCATAAGTCCATTAGTTACATTATTCGCTAACATATTAGCAAAATTTTCGTAACTATTGGTTAACTCTTTTAATTTCTTATCTTCTATTGCATAGTTTTCCGCTTTTTTTCTAGCGTCATTTTCTAAGAAGTCTCCTAAATGTCCAGATTTTTTAGTATCATCTAGCAATTCTTTATTTTTCTTTTCAAAGTATTGTTTTCTTTTTTCGTCTAATTTATCTTGCTCTGGATTGAATACAGTTAGTATAGGCTTAAGGTCAAGTTTTTCAAACGCATTACGATATTTTTCCATATCGTTAAGCGTCTTTTGTAATTCATATTTAAGATTAGCAGAGTACTCTTTAAATGGGTCGCTTTTATCTATTTCTTGTCCGAATGTCTTAGAATGAGTAGCTAGTTTATCTTGCTCATTTGCTAATTCCTGAAAAACTTTAAATATACTTTTAAATACTCCTTCTTGTTCTTTAGCTTTCTTTGCTATTGCTTGGCTTCCTATAATGTCAGTAGCAGTAATTGCTGGACCTCCAGTTAGCTTTGATAATGCAAATGCTCCCAACCCCTCACCCATAAATAAACTACCCTTATTTGCGTTTTGAGGAGCGTTTTGTGCTTCTAATTGTTTAAATGCTTCTTCGGATGCTTTTTTTAATGCTATTTGTGCTGCTGCTCTATATAATGCAGCTTTTACATAATTGTCTTGATTATCAATAAATAATTTTTCTGCCTCTGCAATATCTTTTGTAGTTCCGTAAACTTTACCTAATGAATTATTGTATTCATCTAAAGCATCCTTTTTTGATAATGTACCATTCCTAAATTTCTCAAATGCACTATTGACATTTTCAATTTGTATATATGCATCCGAAAATGCACTCTTTGCTCCTGTAAATGAATTGGCAAATTCTCTTAATGATGCAGAACCTCCTGTTGCCTTGTCAATAAATAATCCAATATCATCTCCAAATGCAACAACTAAAGAAGAAACAACTGCTAAAGCAATACCAATACCTGCTGGTCCTGTTAAACCTGCTGCCATTGATTGTAAAGCCTTTTTAGTTCCACCTTCAGTTGCAGCTAATCGTTGAAATGATTCCAACATTGGGTTAAGGTTATTGGTAATACCAATCATCCCATAAGGAGCATCTTGAGCAATTCTTGAAAAGTTAGTTAAAGCGTTTGTCGCATCCCCCATTGGTCTGCCTAGCTTATTAGCTTCCTGTGTTAGTATATTAATTCTGCCTTTTAAATTATCTATATTTTTAGTTAGATAATTTATTTCGCCAATATTAGTAGCTTTCTTTAATGCACCTTCAAATTGTGCAAGAGTATTTTGTGCTGACTTTAATTTAGATTGCAATGCTGATACATCGGCATCAATACCAATACTAAACCTATCAAATGAATCTGCCATAATATTTTAATTTACTCCATACAACTTAAGTGTCCTTTCCAACTGGTTGCTTGTTAACATTACCTTTTCTTCTTCATCTTCTATATCATCAATCGCAGGTATATGCCAAAAAGCCTTTATACTTTTGGGTGATTTTTCGGAACTGCTACTTAAATATATAATATAGGCAAGGTTTCTAGTCCTTGCCCATTCGTTTAACTCTTGTCTTTCTTTACCCATTACGATAATAGAAAAGTCTTTCCAAGTCATCTCCCAAAACTCGTTTGGGCGTATATTACATTCAGCAGCCTTAACTAAAATATCATCCCAATTTAGCTTTGTTAGACTTTTTTTTTTCTTCTTTAGGTGTTCCTTGTACTGCTATAACAGTATGTTCTACTATGTATTTAAGATACAAAAGAACTTGTCCTTCAGGATTAAAAATTCCGCCTATTTCATCAATCCAATCGCAAACATCATCTTCGGTAAATTTAATTTCTTGTTTGTTAGTAATACATCCTGATTTATATCCGATATATATTAATTTAACAATGTTATCCAAGTCATAATTATTATTACCTAAAACTTCAAAGTACTTATCTATTGTGATATCTTTTGCTTTGCAAAATTCACGAATTGACCAAGTACCCCATTTTAATTGTATTGTGTTGTTGTTTAGTCTTAATTCAAACATAGGTTATTGTTTATGCAGTTTCAGTTTGTGTTAATGGAGGTAAAGTAACTACAAAAGTCGCAGTAAATTTAACATCATCTTTATCAGCAGCATTAACTTCAAAATCGCTAATAAATACTTGACCTGAATATACAATATCTCCTGCGGTTGGAGTTGCTTTACCCATCTTCATATTGAAAGATGTTCTTGCAGCGTGAGCAGCATACAATTGTTGGTAAGAATCCTTACTTGGAGTTCCTGTTTCATCAATTGCAAAACCATCACCTTTAAATGATTGATTAAATGAAGGACCAGCTTGATATTGGTCTCCACATTTTGAAGTTGCATCAATAGTGTTAACTACTGAAGTCATTGAGTTAGTCGTAAGACAAGCAACTGGTTTAAAAGTTCCGTCTCCGTCTATGTCAGCTAAAAGGATATAGTCTCTTGCTGATACTTTTGTTTCTGCCATTTTATTTTAATTTTGAGTTATTATTAAATTATAAGTTATTATTGTTCTAAATATATTGTCCGAAGGTTCTAAGGCATCTAAGTTTCTAATTGAACCAACCACTAAACTTGAAGCATAAAACCCATTTGTAAGGGTTATTGCAGTTTGTGAATTGATTGCAGCCAGTATTAAATCACTTATAGTTTCAGCTCTTTTATAGCCAAAGTTACTATTTTTTATTACAATGTCAACATCAATGGTAACTCCATTAGTGTAACTAATTTTGCCTTGTTCTTGCGTTGATGCTCTGCCGTTCATAATAATATATTCATTTACCCCATTATTAGGAGCATAACCATCATAAACAGGTAGCCCACTTGAACTTGTCAAATTGGTATAAAACCACTTTTTTATTTCAATATTAGGATTTAACATTTTTTATTACATTTTGTATATTCTTTCTTAATATAGGAATTTCGCTTTCAAATGCTGGTATTAAATAAGGTCTTGCTCTAAGGTTTATTTTTCTTACTCCTTTGCCCTTAAATTGCATTGCAAATAATTCATAACCAGCAGGGACATTAACTAAACCACCTGTACCAAATTCTACATAAGGAGCATATTTTAAACGACTTCCTACTGTATAAACTATCTTATTACCTATATTAACTTCCTTTAATTGTATTGAACTTCTTAGCGTAGAATTGTCAACTTGAACATCTCTTTTAGCCTTGCTTTGTATAGCTAATGCAGATGCATTTACTTCCATAGCTACCTCTTTAGCAATTTTAGGAGATAATTTACCTAATCTTTGTATAAGAGCATCTAAACCTTCAATCTTAAATAAAATTTGGTCTGACATTAGAAGTACATTAATATTTCATAAAATCTAAACTGATTCTCTACATCCTTAATTGAATGAATCGTGTACATTTCTCCTTCAGCCTCAATTTGGTAATTATCAGTAATTGTTACATCATATCTAATAAACAACTTAGCTGCACGAGTAAAAGTTATTTGTGCCTCTTGTAAAGTTCTATTTTGCTCCTGTGGTCTAAAATCACCAAATACAACCTCTTGTAAGGCAAAGGTAGTAGTATATCCACCTTGCCCATCAGATGTCCTTGTAGGCACATATAAGCCTATTTCAGAGTACATTGTATTGGCATCCACATAATTACCTTTCTTGCTTCCTATTCTCATAATATTGGGCTTATTCTTGTCCAGCGTTGACAGGCTTTCCAAGTCTTTTCACAAATACCTTTATCTGAATCCAATCCTCTATTTTCGTAATCGTAAGACACTTGGTCTAAAATAGCAATCTTTAAGTCATTTGGTATAGTTGCATATCCACAAGTGTAAGTAGCTTTTAGGTTTCTCCAAATAGGGAATTGCAATTGTGGAAATTTACCACCTACTAAGCTATAATTTGCTGCTGCAATAGTATCTCCGTTTTGGTCTATTAATGATGTAAAACTATTCACTGGACCATAAGGAAGTAAGAAATTTCCATCCCAATTCGTAAACCAAACAACGGCAGTCTTAGGTATTAAACTCAATCCTGTGCCTACTTCAACTGCTTCTCTTGCTTGTTTAATCATTAATGATATTTGATTATCATCAACGGAATTAGTTACTCTACAATACAATTTTGCCTCTGCAAGTGTAACAGGCTCGGTTACTGGTGCAGTATCGGTTAAAGTGTAATCTATAATAAAATTAGAATAAGACATATATCTTTTTTACAAATTTACTTAAATAATATGTAATAAAAAACCCCACCGATTAAGATGGGGTCTTTATATCTATAAAAGATTAGAACTATACATTTCCTAAATCAGCATAGATAGCTGAAGTTGGTTGCATTAAGTTGATATCTTCGTAGCACTCGATACGAGCAGTAACCATATTTTGTTGGAAGTTACTAGCATTCTCATAAGAGAACTCAATAGCCATTCCTTCAACCTCAACTCTTTCGCAGAAGTTGTTATCCAAAATAAGTACTTTGTCATCAGTTACCCAAGATGCAGCAATTACTGGAACACCCCAGATTGTGATACCACCATTAGGAGAAACGATAACACTACCATTACCTGCGTAGTAACCAGCAGTAATAGTTTCTTTCAATAAACGACCCATTTGAGTTGGAGATACCAAAGCAAAAGAAGCTACGAAATTCGCAGACTTTTGGTTTCCGATATAGTCAACTAATTGCTTTAAATCAACAGTTTCAGCAGTTGTAGTAGAACCAGTTGCAGCACCACTTACAGTTGTGAAGAAAGCAGAGTTCTCAGCTTTGTAGAAATCTCTAGTTAACATTCTTGGTAAAGTTGTACTCAAGAAAGGTAAAGATTTAGCCATTTGCTTAGAGAAAGTTGAGAAACCAGCGATGTAGTCATTAACTACTTTCACTTCGCTTAATGCGTAGCTATTCTCACCTTTGTTTGAACCTTCTGTTTGAGCAGCAATGTTGTTAGTAGTAGAAGTCTCTTTGTAGAATACATAAAGACCTGAAGTACTTCTAACTGTTGGTACTAAATCACGGAAGTTGATTGCTTGACTTGGTAAGATAGAAGCATTAGGAGCATAAGATGCTTGAGCATCACCAGTTAATGCAGTACTTAAAGTCATTGTTTTAACATCTGATAAATCAACACGGAACTTTCCGTTAGACTTCATTTGTTTTTCCATCTCATCCATTTTACCATCTAACTTCTCAATGATAACCTCATCAAGATGTTTTACTTCACGCTTTGCAGCTTTTTTTGTTGCAGCAGCTTGAGCATCAAATTGTTTTTGTGCTTCATCTCTTACAACTTTAATCTCAGACTTAGTTTCTTCTAACTTAGCTTCGATATTAGCTTGAAAACCTTTAAGGTTCTCAGCCATTTCGTTAATTACATTTTCCATTTTACTTTTTTAATATTTTATTAAATTCTTTAATTGCCTTCAGGACTTGTTCATCATTGTTTTTAATTTCCTCGATTATCGGCTCAGGTGATTGCTCGGTCTGAGTGATTTCTTTAACGATTTCAATTTCTAATAATTCTGATTGAATCCTTTTTATTTCAATCTCCATCAACGCAAAGGTCTCATCTGTGAAACGACCACCTTTAAACGCTTTCAAGAGTTTCTCTAGCCTATTTGCTAATTGCTCTTTCTTAACTTCACTTTTAACAGATATTGTTGGTGTCTCTGGGTTTGCTGCCCATAATACCGCACTTCCTTCGTAAAGTTTAAGTTCACTTATTGTTCTTATTCCGTTTTTATCTACGCTTGAATTTATTGTGCTAAATCCAATAGAGTGTTGATTGATAAGACCTGCATCATACATTTTAATCATATCTTCTCCTGTTTCAGTTTCTACTATTGGAGTGATTGCAATAAGCATATCTCCCTCAATGTATAATTGCTCAGGCTTACCGATTACGGCTTCCATTTCAGCACAATGGTCAACTAATGACCATATTAAGTTTTTACCTGCTGGACCTCTTTCTTTTAGAGTTTTAGTAAAGGCTTCAGGAACTATAATGTCATTATCTAAATCAATGTTTCCTGTTCTAGCCCAAACTGCTTTAACTCTACGAGTTTCGGTATCAACATCCATTACTTCGTAACCGATATCTTGTTTTTCAACAATAGTATCTTTTGATGCGTATGTTTTCATATTGACAAAGTTATTATTTTTTTTATTATTGTATTAATGATGCTATAAGTTTTCCTATTGCTTGTCCCATTACATTTTGTAAGGCATTCCAAATAACTGCTATTCTACCCATTGGAGGGTTATCTGCTAAGGTTAAAAGTTTACCATTTGCACCTCGTACGGCTTCATATCCTAAAGTACATCTACAATTACAAACATTGGCTGCACTTGCTTTGGAATCGCAAGGATGGTCCATTAATTCATAACCTAATCCTACTTGATTGTTTGGCACTTGAAATTGTTTCTCCATAGGTAGTTTAACACCATCCATATTTAAGTGGTCGGTATGGTCTCTTGGCTCTCTCCTTGTTCTGTTGTCTCTTGCTGAAATCCATTCTTTGATAGTTACAAGTCCTGTGCTTGTTGCTCCTACCATTGAACCTATGTTCGCTGCTCTGCCTGTTTCCGTTCTAGCAATAAGTTCTGCTCTATAATCGGTAATGCCTGAAGTCCTAAGCAAAGCAATTGTCTCTGGCAAAGTATAGTTCTTTTCAGCTGACTGAATTAGGAATCTTCTTATTTGTTCTTTGGTTGTATCGGTAATATCTGCTGCTAATTGGTCTAAGCCATCATTTTGTAAGACTTGGATAATAGCATATTGAAAAGCATCGGTCTTTTGCGATTTAAACTCCAAAGGCACATAAACCCCCTTTACAGACCTTTTAACGGCACTTTCGCTTATTTGAGCCATCTTAGTACCCATAGCTAAATGGAGCTTGTAAATGGTCTTTTTAAGGGCTTTGTCGCTAATTTTGTTAAAGTCTTGGGTACGGCAATAGGTATTCACCTGATTTTGCAGTTCTTTCTTGAACTTAGGGGAATATTGTTTTAATGCGTTGGCATATAGTTTTCTATAATCTTGCCAAATCATTTTATGGGTTTAGATTGTCAGGGATAGTTAAAGGTTGAAATTGGTCTATTGGTTGCAAAGATGAAGGCACATAAAGTTTCTCCATTTCCTCTTGTGGAATATAACTAGGAGTTTTAATACCCATAATTTCATTCTTTTGAGCAGGTGGAATCCACCAAGCAGTATTTAACCAAGTAGCCTGTTCTGATTTATTAGCTTCTAATTCTTGGTAAACTTGTATATCGTAACCAACATAAAGATTAGTTCCTCTATAACCCCAATCGTTATGCAATTTCCTATTTAAGTTTTCGGTCAAAGAATCCAATAAAGGAATAGCACATCTTAAAGTCAATGCCTTTTCTCCCTCTAATTGGTTATTGTAAGTCTTGTTATCTGAATCGTTCAATAGTTGAGATGGTACTCCGTAAATATTACAAAGTGCCTTCATATCCCATTTCTCACTTTCAATAATATTAAGTTCCACAGGACTTAAACCTATTTGTTTCCAATCTACCTTATAACCTGATACGGCAATAGAGTTAAAGTTAGCTGCTCCACCTTTCTCGCTTACTGCTCTTTTTAATGCTTGTGCTTGTGCTTGTCCACTTGTAGGGTCAAATCTTTCATCGTTCATAAATAGAACTCCTGCTGGTCCACCATTTTGGAATGATGCAACGGAAGCAGTCTTAGCTTCATTACTTCTAGTTAAAGTTCTTGCTGCTGCTAGTAATGGACTTTGTCCGTATAATTGATTTCCTGTAACATTCCATTGAGGGTTGAAATATTTATCGTGTAATATTTCTTTTGGGTCAAACGACCACATTTGTCCGTAGTATAATTGGTAGCCAACTCTGGTTGGTGGGAACACTTCGATATTTGCAATAATAGCCATATACTGACTAGGTAAAGCATATAATTCAAAAGGTTTGCCTTCGTTGTTTCCAGCTTCGATAAGTTTTCCATAAATAAAAGTATTACCAGTTATTAACTTAAACCCACACCATTGCTCAACTAAATCTGCCCAAGTATCTTCTCCGTTAGGATATTTTAATAAGTCGTTAAGTCTTTGGTCTCCTGTATAAATCTCAAATGCTTTCTTATGTAATTCGTTTACTTCTTGCCAATTGGTAATCTTATCTGGTTGTTTCATCAAAGACTTATATCTTTTTGCAGATACTTCATCTTTAACTTTATAAACGTGGAATGGAGCAAGTTTTGCTTTATCAGTAATTAATTTAATTATAGAATAAACAATATCATTTGCTAAATAACCATCATCAACAAAAGACTTAGAATTACCACCTTGCCAAGTTACAATTCCACGCTGTATAGCGACACTTGTATCAAAAGGAATATTAGGTAATAGCGTGTTTATCTTCTTTTTAGTTAAGAAGTCGAAAAATGCCATATTATTAGAATTTAAACAAAGTTATGATTTTTACATCAAAATACACTTACTTGAAATTTCGGTTTGGTTAAATGAGTAAATACTGCATATCTTGAAGCATCCAAAGCATCATCATTTGCTTTTACTGGTTCTTCAATTACATTATCATTTTTGTCCTTCTTCCATTTGTAACTCATAAACTCTCTGCGTAAGTTTTGGCTATGGAAATGAATGTTGATAGGATATGATTTCATTTTAACTATTCCTGCCCATACATCTTTTTGTGCTGGTTTAATATTAAATCCTTGTCGGTAAAGTTCTTCTATTGATTTAGGTTCGGCTGCATCTGCATATATGGTTGCTCTCTCAGGCACTTTCTCTTTTATTAATCTTGTAAGGTCTGATAATGTAAGCCCACTTTGATAAATAATTTCCTCAAAGTAATTTTCTCCTTCGTGATGTGTAACCTTAATGAGTGCAGCTGGATGGACATACCCAAAGTCAAGCCCATAAAATACATCTCCTTCAGGTGCAGTATCATAAAGTTTCCATTGAGTGTATATTAATTCTTTTGCTGCTCCTCTTTCTCCAAGTCCGTAAACCTTCCACATAAAGTCATCAGGTAGGTTTTTATATTGCTCAATGTTTTTTATTTGTGATTCTGATAGATTTGGAATGTTGTTTAAATAGGTTGAGTGTATTCGTTTGTTCTCTGGATTGTCAGCTATTTCATAAACCCAATTAACAAAGTCAGCAGGATTCCAGTCTAAGAATACCTTGCCTGTTGTTCTCATTAGCAGTTGGTCGTAAAGTGTACGCTTGATTAAGTTGGCTTCGTTGATGAATAAAACATCTCTTGCTGGTCCTCTTGCCTTGCTTTCATCCTCTAGTCCGAATAGTTCTATGTATGACCCATTTGGGTAAGTATAAATAAAATCCGAGAAACTAAAGTCATTATCTGACCATAAACCCCAATTCTCCATTATGGATTTAAAGTCTCGGTAAACTCCTCGCTTAATATGTGGGAGTGAATGAGATACTATTGAAATTCTAGTCTTGGGATTGTTAAATGCAATCTCAATAAGTAATTGAACTATTGAATAAGACTTTGAAGAACGAGTGCCACCCTCATTGCAAATAACTGGATAGCTTCCTTCATACGCTTTTTTGTTGGCAAAGAATACAGGTGTGGCATTAATCTTCAATTGGTTTACATCGTTCATCTTCTTGTATTACTATTTGAACATTCCCTTGAATGTTTGCGTTAATATCGGTTGTTTGCTTTGCTCTGCCTTCTAGTCTATCAAGAATCTCTTGATAAGCCTTTAAATCACCTTTGAATGCTTTTTGAAGTACCATCATATCTAATTGCTCTGCCACAGTAAACTCCTCTTTCTCCCCTGTAATTGGATTAATCTTTACTTGGACTAATTCTAACAATCTTAGTAATCTAGTCTTGCTATTAGGAACGCCCTTAGGTCGCCCTGCTGGGTTGCCTGATTCCCCCTTCTTAAATTGCCCTACTTCCTGATTTGGTATTGCCATATCGCCTGATTTTAGCCTGTTAAGGCAAAGTTACCCCATTCTTCTTGATTTCCAATGTTGGGTCTAGTTTTTTCATTCGGTCCACAATAACTTGGCAATATTTTTCACTCATTTCCATTCCATAACAAGTCCTTTTCATTTGATGAGATGCTATCATTGTTGTTCCAGAGCCACAAAAAGGCTCAAATATTAAATGCTCTATTTCTGCAAATGCCTCAACTAATTGCCCATATAACTTAACAGGCTTAGGACAAGAATGAAATTCTCTTAATGATTTTCCGTGTAACTCTTCCTTTTCTACCATTAATTCAATCACATCATTATCTAGTTTTTTTCTTGGAGGGTCAAGTATTAATATTGGTTCCCAAGTAG